GGTGCTGTAGTTACAATAGCATCACCTTCAATGAATGACTGAGAGAAGCTATATGCACCGCCTGTAGATGTCTGGGTCGCTGTAGCGATTGATCCTTGACCAACCCCGTCAGTGAGTGTGCCTAGTCCACCAACTTGACCTGCGTTGTCACCAACTGCCATTGTCACACCAGAACCAGATGCTGAATATGTAGATCCGATTCGTGAAACCTGTGTTGCTGCTGCGTTCGTGGTTAGTTGAACGCTTGATTGAATTTTATGAGTGATGTCTGCAAATACAGGAGAACCAAATCCTGCCAATAATATAAGTGGTAAGTACTTCTTCATGAAATTACCGATTATTTGCTACCACTATATATAATATCTAAAACAAGACTTTGTAATGCTTTCAGTTCATCAACATTGGGATCCACTCAAGGTGGCAGCAGTAGGTAGATGTTATCCACCAGAATTTTTTAATTATATTAAGAACCATAAAACTAGAGATGTTTTTCATCGCATAGCAGAACAAACTGAAGAAGACTTTCAGAAACTTATATCAGTTCTCGAAAAATTTAATGTAAAAATAATTAGACTTGATATCACAGACAATCCAGATGATTATATGGAGACATCGGGGGTAATGAGATACCCACCCATGGTTCCAAGGGACTACACTGCCATGATTGGAGATAAGTTTTATATGCCCGGATCAAAATTTGGAAAGAATATAGATGTTGAAAGGGAGATTAGATCTATACTCAAGACAAGTTCACTAAGAATGAATGACATATCTGATATGCATAAAGATATATTGCAATACGTATACGACCTTACGTTTCCCGGTAGACCTGTGTCACCAACGACTCAGGCAATGCTATTGAAGTCATTGAAAAAGGATGGGAAAGAACAGATCAGAAAACTGATGGAGATAATTGATACTGAAGATCTCAAGAATGTTATTCTACAGGGACATACAAATACAATTGGTAAGACATCAAAATATATGCATGATGAAAAAACATATCCTTTTAGAACATTAGAAAAATTCTTGAAAGATAATGGCACTGAGATAGTCTATGATCAATATATCACTGCTGCAAACATCACTAGAATTGGTAAGGATTTATTTTTTGGTCTCAATAATATCGTCACTAAAATCAATGAGGAAAACTTTGTAAAGAAATGGAAAAGATTATTTCCCGATTACAATATACATCCGGTATCAAGTCCCGGACATAACGACGGTGTTTATTGTCCTGTAAAACCCGGATTGATCCTAACATACAAACCTGCTGAAGATTATAAAGATACTTTTCCTGATTGGGAAATTGTAACTCTCGAAGGTGAGGGTTGGGATAAAGTTGAACCATTCCTACAGAAAAAGGGAAAATCAAAAGGAAGATATTGGGTGCCTGACGCAGGAGATGATTTCTATGACTACGTGAATGAGTGGATGGACGACTGGGTTACTTATGTTGAAGAGACAGTCTTTGATGTCAACATGTTTGTCATTGATGAAAAGAATGTGATTGTCAATGGTCACAATGACAAGGTATTTGATGCCTTTGAGCGACATGGAATCACACCACACATAGTAAACTTCAGACACAGATACTTCTGGGATGGTGGACTACATTGTATTACTACCGACATTTCCAGAGAGGGAGAACAAAAAAGTCTAGCACAATGTAATGTATAGAGTTGTTTTTGTTGGTAGTATTAAGGAGTTGACACCTGAGTACGAAAAATATAATGATGATCTGTATGCTAGTGCTCAAAAACTAGAAGGATTCATTGGTATTGACAGTGACGTAGTAGAAGGTATTGAAATAACAATAAGTAAATGGAAAACTAAAAAGGATGTGATGAGTTGGGCAATGGATCCTCTACATATGGAGGCAAAAAAACAAGTAAACTTATGGTATCATTGGTATAAATCCTATCATCTTGAATGCTGACAAAAAAAAACCCTACTTGCGTAGGGTTAGTACATATGTTCTTGTCAATTAACCATTGATACCATTTGTTTCAGCTAAAAATTCTTTTAGTTTCGTTTTTACATCATCAGTCCATACTGCAGCAGCAACACCTTGAATCTCTGTAGAGTGTCCAGACATATCAGTGTCCACCCAATTGCCATCTTTGTCATATCTTCCAGCAGCAATATTTTCATGCTTGAAGTTTTGTGCTATGACCGCATCGTCTTCAGTTACTATGGTTGCTGTTCTTAATTCAATGTGATTATACGGTGATCTGATGATAATTTTATCAACCGCAGTGATTTTTTCTATTGCCATTAGGGTAATTCCTCCAGAATTAAACATGTTTATTGACAATCGTATTTATATAAGATATACTATACGTAGTTTATATGATATTATGATTCACCTACGAGACAGTCTCGTCAACAATCTCATCAAGCATGCAGAAGGACAGATAGCAAAACACAAAGCAAATGTAGAAATATATTTTACATACCCATCTGGTATAGGTGAACATCCTGATATTATGGGTGCTATTGAAACAGAGTTGAATGAAATATCTAGATACCATGAACAAATCACAGTTCTCAAGGAGTATTTTGACGCATGAAAATTTTTTTAGATACAGCAGACACAGAATTAATAAAGAAGTATTATGGAACTGGTCTTATTGACGGTGTTACTACAAACCCTACTCTTATCCGTAAGAGTGGTAGAGACCCGGAGGATGTATACCAAGAACTAGCAGACTATGGTGTTCGCGACATCAGCATGGAAGTTGTTGGTGACGAGAGGACTATGACAGAGGAAGGTAGAAGACTGCATAGCAAGTATGCATTTCAAAGTAAAAAACTTAGCATCAACCCTACCACTATCAAGGTTCCACTGTCACCTGATGGTCTTAGAACCTGTAGATCACTCGCTCTTGATGGTATCAAAGTGAATGTCACTCTTGTTTTCTCAGCAGCACAGGCAATACTTGCATCAAAGGCAGGAGCAGCATATGTTTCTCCTTTTGTGGGTAGATTAGATGATCAATCTGTCAATGGTATTGGTCTTATAAATCAAATAGCGAGTATATATCGTATGCATGGATCTCAAACACAGATTCTTTCTGCATCAATACGAAGTGTTCAGCATGTGTCAGATTCCTTTCTCAACGGAGCAAACATATGTACAATGCCACCTAGTATTTTTGAGAAGATGTACAATCATATACTCACTGATAAAGGTCTTGAATTATTTGATCGAGACTGGGCACTTGTACAATCAAAATGATCGAAAAAGAGACTAGACCATGGGGATGGTTCCAAGTCCTTGTAAGAGGTGAGGATTATTGTGTAAAACAAATTCACCTCAACCCAGAAATGAGAATCAGTCTTCAGTTTCATAGGTATCGAACTGAGGATTGGATTGTTGTGGATGGTAGTGGACTAGTCACTCAAGGTAATATGGAAACCGAATGTTATAGGGGTGATAAATTTTTTATAGGTATTGAGATGAGACACAGAATGGCAGCAGGCAAAAAAGGATTGACTATTATTGAAGTTCAAAGAGGTAAATGTGTGGAAGATGATATTGTAAGACTTGAAGATGATTTTAATAGAGTTGACCATTTTGCTTGGGGTCATTACTAATGTATCTTATTACTGGTGGTGCCGGTTTTATTGGGAGTAATTTTGTAAATTATATGCAGAGAGTATGTGACGATGAGATTGTTGTCATAGACTCCTTATCATATGCCTCTGATATAAATTTTATTAAAAAAGATACTAAGACTACATTTGTATGGTGTGACATTGCAAATGAAAAACATGTCAATCATATCTTCAAAACATACAAACCAAACAAAGTATTTCATTTTGCTGCTGAGAGTCATGTAGATAATTCAATCAAGAATTATAAACCATTTCTAGAATCAAATGTGATAGGGACTATCAATTTGATGAACGCTGCATTAGAGGTGGGGGTAGAAAAATTTCATCATGTATCAACCGATGAAGTGTATGGTTCTTTAGATTACGATGACGAAGATATATTTACAGAGACCACACCATACGATCCAAGAAATCCATACTCTGCTAGTAAGGCAGCGTCAGATTATTTTGTAAAAGCATGGCATAATACATATAAACTCCCTTATCTTATAACAAACTGTTCAAATAATTATGGACCACATCAACATCTAGAGAAACTTATTCCTCTTACTATCATAAACTCTATGAGAGGTAAGAAAACTTATATGCATAGTGAAGGAAAGTTGATACGTGACTGGTTATATGTTGAAGATCATTGTCGTGCTATATGGATGTTAGAGGAGCAAGGTATTATGAATGATACCTATAACATAGGTGGTGGTTGTGAACTTGACGTAGAAACTGTGGTCAAAAAAATACTTAATATTCTAGGTAAGTCACACGATCTAATTGGTGTTTCAAATGCAAGACCGGGAGTTGATAAAAGATACGCTATGAGTTATACTAAGTTGTATAACAAAACAGGGTGGAAACCGATCATGAATTTTGACATAGGTTTGCAACATACTATTAATTGGTATTTGAATAGATGATTTCACTATACGGATGCGGTTTCGTTGGAGGTGAGTTTCAACGTCTCTACAATGAAGAGGTAGAAGTAATTCCGAGAGACGAACGTAAACCAAAATCAAAAGATATCTTATACATGATATCTACAACACATAATTATCATGTGCATGATAGAATAACTCTTGATGTTGATACAAACTTGAAGGTATTATGTGATGTTTTAGAACATTGTAGAGATGAAAATATTACTTTCAACTTTGTGTCATCATGGTTTGTGTATGGAGCAGGAGGTAACATACCTGCCAAAGAAAATGATTATCTTAATCCTAATGGATTCTATTCCATAACAAAAAGATGTGCAGAAGATCTTATCAAATCATTTGCACAGACATATGGTATGAGATATAGAATTATGAGATTGTGTAATGTCATAGGTCACGGTGATGCGAAAGCAACGAAACAAAAGAATGCGATTACATGGATGGTCAAAGAAATAAAAAATCATAATGACTTGAAAGTATATGATAATGGATGTCACACGAGAGACATCATGCATGTGACTGACGTCTGTCGTGCTATCAAATTAGTGATGGAAAAGGGTAAGGTAGATGAGATATATAATATTGGATCTGGAAAGCAAACATCAGTAAAAGAAGTGCTTGATTTAGCAAGTGATATGTGTGATTATAAAGGTAATCTTGTTAGTATAGATACACCAGATTTTCATAAAGTGGTACAGGGTTTGCAACATTTTTATTTGGACACAACTAAATTAAAAGAACTTGGTTTTAATTCATTGTACGATACAAAAGATATAGTGAGGGAATTATGTCTATAAAAGAAAAGGTATCTGATTTTATATCACAACTACAAGGTGATGGAGAGAATCTATTTCCTTATCTTCCCAATAAAGATTGGAAACCCGGTAAAAACATTTATTATTCTGGTCCATACTGGGATGAGCAAGAACCTATTGCTGCAATCACAACCTTATTGAATGGAAAGTGGTTGCCTGCAGGAGAGCAAGTCAATAAATTTGAGGCACAGTTTGGTAAAAAATTTGATTTCAGATATAATCTCATGGTGAACAGTGGTTCATCTGCTAACCTTGTCATGGTCGCTGCACTCAAAAAATATTTTAGATGGGATGATGGAGATGAGATATTAGTATGTGCCTGTGGTTTTCCTACCACTATCAATCCTATTATACAAAACGGATTGAAACCAGTATTCGTAGATATTGATTACACTGATTTGAATTGGGATCTTGAGATGTTAGAGTCTAAGATCACCAGTAGAACTAGAGCGTGTTTTTCTTCTCCTGTTCTGGGTAATCCCTATGACTTCGATAAGTTTCTCGAAATTTTGGATATTTATGGACTCGAATACATCTCGGACAACTGTGACTCCCTCGGTAGCAAGTGGAGAGGTCAGTTTCTTACCAAACACGCCGTCGCTGCTTCTTGTTCTTTCTATCCAGCTCATCATATCTGCACGATTGAAGGAGGTATGGTCTCCTCTAATATCGAGGAGATAATCCAGATCGCCAGATCGTATGCTTGGTGGGGAAGAGGATGCTATTGTGTAGGATCCCAAAACAAATTGCCCAACGGTGTCTGTGGGCAGAGATTTGACCGTTGGTTGGAAGGGTACGACCATGATGTCGATCATAAGTATGTCTTCGGAGTTCAAGGATACAACCTCAAACCCGCCGATCTGCAAGGGTCTATCGGTCTTGTACAACTGACTAAGCAAGACGAGATACATCGCATCCGTCGTCTCAACAAAACTCGACTTCATGAGATCTTCTCTAAGATCGATGGTGCGAGGGTTATTGAAGAAAAAGAACATGCTGAGACTTCTTGGTTTGGTGTACCTATTGTATACGAAGGTAATAAAGTACAACTTGTCAAATATTTAGAAGATAACAAGATACAAACAAGAAATTATTTTGCAGGTAATATTCTCAGGCATCCGGGTTACAAACATCTTGATTCATATGCCAACTATCCTAACTCATCTAAGGTGTTGGATAATGTATTTTTCTTAGGATCTTCTCCTGTAATTACAGATCCTATGATAGACTACATAGAAGAAGTAGTTACCAAGTTCAGAAATGAACTTTAATTCCCACCTTTGGGAAAAAAATTTTCCGCCAAAAAATCCTCATTAAGGTTTTTATGAAAACAGCATTAGTACTAGGTGCCGGTGGTTTTATCGGCAGTCACATGGTCAAGAGACTCAAGAAAGAAGGTTACTGGGTAAGAGGTGTAGACCTCAAGTATCCAGAGTTTTCTGATACAGAAGCAGACGAATTTATTCAAGGAGACTTGAGAGATAAAAGTTTTGTTGAAAGAGTTATACAATATAAAGGACAGCAAGGAAACTTTTATGAGTCTGTTCCTTACAGATACATCGAACCATTTCATGAGATATATCAGTTCGCTGCTGATATGGGTGGTGCAGGATTTATCTTTACAGGTGAGAATGATGCTGACATCATGCAAAATTCTGCAAGTATAAATCTAAACTTATTAGATGCACAACAGAAGTTGAATGAAACTTTTGATGGGTCAGAAGGGTGGAGTGAATGTAATAGACCATGCTTAGATTGGATTACTAAGATCTTTTATTCTAGTTCAGCATGTATGTATCCAGAGTACAATCAATTAGATCCTGACAATCCAGATTGTCGTGAAGAATCAGCATACCCTGCAGCACCGGACTCAGAATATGGATGGGAAAAATTATTTTCGGAAAGATTATATCTTACGTACAGTCGTAATTATGGTATGCCTGTTTGTGTTGCTCGTTACCACAACATTTTCGGTCCTGAAGGAACTTGGAACGGTGGACGCGAGAAAGCACCGGCAGCAATATGTAGGAAGGTTGCTTATCTTCCAGAACACGGAGGAGACATTGAGGTATGGGGAGATGGAGAGCAAACT